GCCGTAGGCTTTGTAGACCTAGACACAACATACACAGATGAAGACGGAGACAGCAGAGCTAATATGAGCCTTCTATCTACATTCTCTGTAGCAGACGAAAATGAGCTTGACGACTTGCTTTCTTACACTGTAGAGGCCTACAGGATAGAGCAGGAAGAAGATGCTCCAGATACGTCAAGTATAGATTATTGGATTAACTTATCAAAAGGTGACGGTGGTGTAAACTAAACGCTGTTTTCTTTATATAATTAAATTAAAATGATTAGAAAAATAGTAATAGGGCGAGACCCTAAAGACGCTATGGCATACTATGTCGGTATGCGAGCAGGCGCAGGTAAAGTAACTGCGATTCTATTAGATGAAGCTCATCTACATAAGTTCAGTAAAAAAAGATACCTGGTATACACAGAGAACGAAGAAGGCACTATGCTATGGAAGTCTATAGATGATATGCCCTGTATATTAGAGTATGACTTAAAGTTTGAATAAATGAAAGCTTTAAATCATTTTATCGTACACATACCTAGTAAGTTTAAAAACGAAATAAGCTTTAACGGAGGTAGCCTTGAGATTATAAACAAGTTCAATGAGTTTGAGCATAGAGTAAACTCTGGCAAAATAATAAACGTTCCTAAAGGTGTTGATAAAAAACACGTAGGTTCAACAATGTACTTCCACCACCACGTAGTAATAGAACAGCGTTATGATATCGGAGACGACCTCTATCTCGTACAATACGACTCTAATGGAGGATATGGGAATCACGCCATCGGAATTGAAAGTAAAGATGGTAATCTTACTATGCTTGGTGATTGGTGCTTCGTGCTACCCCCAGATGAGGAAGAAGAGGAAACAAGTCCTTCTGGTATTATTCTTAACATCAAAGAAGAACCAGAACTGGAGGGAGTACTACTCGCTATACCCGAAGATTCAGAATGGATTGGAGCAAAGCCTAAAGATTTGGTGGGTTACACAAAAAATTCGGAATACGAAATGGAAATGCTCAACGGAGATAAAGTATACCGTATGAGGGCAACAGAGCTAGTGTATGTCAAAGAAGCGTAAATTTACTACAGTAGAAGCATCAACTAGATTGCTATCCTCTATGGAGGTTGCGATTAACAATATGATTGATGAAATTAGAAAACCTGTGGATGGCGAGCTTTCTGGCTCTCAGCGCAAGGCAGAGTTACAGAGTATTAAACAGACAGCGACAGATGCAAAAGAACTCCTCATTGAATACCAAAGACTTGAGCAAATGGTCAGAGAACTCAAGGAAACAGGAGGCATTGAGCAAGAGCAAGACTACTCAGGTGGATTCGCAGAAAAGTTCTCTAAGTAATCAGATATTCTGTTACTGGGATTATTAATTAAATGAAATGGCTGGACTCAAACAAATTGAAGAATACGATAACTATGTTGTCAATATATGTCCCAACGATACAGAGGGTGAGGTTATCACCATCGGTGGGCTTGATATTCAGCTTCCCAAAGTACCCAGTAAAAAAGAAATACTCTTTAATGAAAGGAAGCCTGCTATGCAAATGTGGGAAAGACTTCCTGTGCCAGCAGAACTGCAGAGGATTCGCTCTATGGATGAGTGGTACGAAATGCCCTCGGACTTTAAGAAACGCTTCAATTCGTATATTGAAAAGGAGTTTGACCGCAGACGTAACGGCCTTTGGTTTTACAATAACGGTGTGCCTGTCTACATTACAGGGAGACACTATATGATGCTCCAATGGAGCAAGATGGATATTGGCTACGCCTCCTACCTAGAGTTTCAGAGAAGACTGTTTATACACTTCGCCGCCTGTGAGTCAGACTCACGGTCTGTAGGTCAGATGTATACAAAGTGTAGACGTTCAGGATATACTAATATGTCTGCTGCTATACTGGTTGATGAAGGCACTCAAGTGAAGGACAAGCTATTAGGTATACAGTCTAAGACAGGTAAGGACGCACAGGAAAATATCTTTATGAAGAAGGTAGTCCCTATGTTTAAGAGCTATCCGTTCTTCTTTAAGCCTATACAAGATGGTACTACAAACCCCCGTATGGAGCTAGCCTTCCGAGAACCATCTAAGCGCATCACCAAGAACAATAAAACATCTAACAAGGGTGAGGCTCTCAATACTATTATAAACTGGAAGAACACAACTAATAACGCATATGATGGAGAAAAACTCCACCTTATGTATTTAGATGAAGCAGGTAAGTGGGAGAGACCAACAGATATAAGAGAGGCTTGGCGTATAGAGCGTACCTGTCTTATAGTAGGTCGTAAGATTATAGGCAAGGCGCTTGTAGGCTCAACTGTAAACCCTATGGATAAAGGTGGTCAGCAGTACAAAGAGATATGGCGTGACTCAGACCCAGAAGACAGAAATGCAAATGGAAGAACAAAGACAGGACTTTATAGATTATTTATACCCGCGTATGAGGCGCTGGAAGGGTTCTTTGACAAACACGGAAACCCAATTGTTGAAGACCCTGAGAAACCTGTTCAGACTATTGATGGAGACTATGTTGACATCGGTGCGAAGACTTATCTCAAGAATGAAAGAGACGCTCTAAAGGGTGACGCACGTGAGCTTAACGAATTTATACGTCAGTTCCCATTTACTATTGACGAAGCAATGCGAGATAGTATTGAGGGTTCTACATTTAACATAGGTCGTATATACGAACAAGCAGAATACAATCAAGAGCTGTATCCTAACCCCGTGGTTCGTGGTAACTTTAGTTGGAAGGATGGAGTTGTTGATAAAGAGGTAATGTTCAGCCCTAACCCACAAGGTAGATGGAGACTGTCTTGGATGCCTAAGTCTGAGATGCAGAACAAACACGTAATTAAACACGGAAAAAAATATCCCGCTAATGACCATATAGGTGTTGGCGGTGTGGATAGCTATGACCTGGATTCAACGACAGATAACAGAGGCTCTAAGGGAGCTTGTCATCTTTATAACAAGTTCAGTATGGCAGCGCCAGCTAATATGTTTGTTGCCGAGTACGCCTCTCGTCCTCCTCTTGCTAGAATATTTTACGAGGACATTCTTATGGCTGCTGTGTTCTACGGCTACCCTCTTCTTATAGAAAACAACAAGTACGGTATCGTAAGACACTTTGAATCAAGGGGTTACGAGGAGTACGTTATGAAAAGACCTGAGCATCTTAAGTCTCCTAATGCTGCTTCAAATACAAAGACTCGTGGAATACCCTCTAACTCTGTAGATGTTATCCAGGCTCACGCACAGGCAATAGAAGCGTATGTTGAGGAGCACGTGGGTATAAATGCTCAGACAGGAGAGATGGGGAAGATGTATTTTGACAGAACTTTAGACGATTGGATAGGATACAAGATAGATAACCGTACTAAGTATGACCTTACCATTAGTTCAGGTCTAGCACTTTTAGGTGCTCAGAAAACAAAGACTAAAAAGAAAGAGTCTAACTTTAATGACAAAACATTCTTTAGGAGATACAACACTGAGATAAGGCGTTAATAGACAGTCTTTTAATTTTGTATCTTTGCGAAGAAGTATTCTGCGAAACGCTATATGTACAATAAAGACAACGACAAAAGCAAATATGGGAATTTCCCAGACCCGTTTGCACACTATTCTAAAAAAGTATCAAAATCCTATGGCATTAAGTATGCTAAGGCTATTGAAAAACAGTGGGGAAGCTCAGACGATGAGCGAAGTCTTTTTCGCAGAAGACTAAAAGATTTTGAAACCAATCGTGATTACGCGAATGGTACTCAAGACACATCTATATACAAACAGATTCTAAACTCTCTTGACCCAAACAACGGGGACGGTACGTTGCTAAACCTTGATTGGTCTCCAGTGCCTATCGTTCCCAAGTTTGTTAAGATTGTAGTAAACAATATACTATCCCGCAAGCCCTACCCTAATGTAAAAGCTGTAGACCCTTTATCTCAGTCTGAGAAAGATGAGAAAAGAGCTAAGAAGCTTTTTGAAGTTGAAAACAAGGAGCTTATCCAACAAATGGAAAGCCTAGGGGTAGACACAAACGTAGACTTAAAGTCTGTACCCGAAACTACTGAGGAAGCAGAAATATTTATGGATGCTAGCATCAAGACGGGTGCTGAAATAGCTGCTCAGGTTGGTACTAATATGACGCTTGAGTGGAATGACTTTGACCAGCGTGTATACCGCAGAGCAGTCAATGATTTAGTTACCTGTGGAATGGCGGTTGTTAAAAGAAGCAACGACCCTAACTATGGAATTACCGAAGAGTATATTGACCCAGCGTTTTTCTTCCATAGCTACACCGAAGACCCTACGTTTAGCGACCTTATATACGCAGGACACGTCAAAAAGATTAGCATCTCTGAGCTTAAGCGTATTGCTGGTGATGAGCTTACAGAGGACGAATACGAAAAGATAGCTCAAGGTGTAAAAAGTAAATACCAGAATAGAGCTGATAAGATTTCCTACAAGTACTACGATGAAACACTAGACCGCACAACTTACGGATACGATGAGTTTATCGTTGAGGTAATGGACTTTGAGTTTATATCTACAGACGATATGATGTTTGAGGAGAAAACTTCTAAGTTTGGCAACTCTAACTTCTACTACAAAGGGTTTAAATATAGTGCTCCTAGAGAATCTGTATACGACAGAAAGCCAAAGGCAATGAACGTACAGACTGTTTTTGGTGGTAGCTACGTTATTGGATGTGGATACGTATTTGGATACGGACAGAAAAACAACATTCCTAAGAACGTACACGACTTAACTAAGGCTAGACTATCCTACTCTGTTGTTGCTACCAACTTACGCAGAATGATGCCTAAGTCCTTGGTAGGCTCCGTTATAGGATTCGCAGACCAACTACAGCTTTCACACCTTAAGCTTCAGCAAGCAATCGCTAAGGCTAAACCTGATGGCCTTATTGTAGATGTTGAGGGACTAGAAAATGTACAACTAGGAAAAGGCGGAGAACTCCAGCCTTTAGATATACAAGACATATATGAACAAACGGGTGTATTCTACTATCGTAGCAAAAATCCAGAAGGTGGATTCCAGAACCCTCCAGTTAGGTCTCTGGACAATAGTATTAGGAATATCAATGAGCTTATTACTATCTATAACCATAATCTCCGTCTTATTCGTGATACGACAGGTATTAATGAAGTAATGGATGGAACATCTCCTAAAGGAGAGCAGCTAGTAGGCGTTCGTCAGCAAGCCATCTCTGCAGGGAATAATGCTATATATGATATCACTAACGCATCTATCTACCTTTACAGCAGAATATGCGAGGATATTATAAAGTGTCTACAGATTCTACCTAAAGAGTCTGTTCTGTTTAAAGTTTATATAAAGGCGATAGGCAAGGAGAATATGCGAGTTCTCTCTTCTTTTGGAGACCTTCCTATGTATAACTTCGGAGTTAAGATACAGACTGAGATGGATGATGCTGAAAAGTCTTATCTAGAGCAGAACATTCAGATAGCCCTATCTCAGAAAGAAATAGACTTAGAGGACGCTATAGCTATCCGTCAGATTAAAGACGTAGACCAAGCAGAGCAGCTGCTTATTATCAGACGCAAGAAACGTATGAGAGTGCAGCAGCAGATGGCACAGCAGAACTCTCAGATGCAGGCCCAGATGAATCAAGCTACGGCACAGGCTTCCTCTCAAGGTAAGATGCAGGAGATTCAGATGCAGAGTCAGGCTAAGATAGCAGAGATTCAAGCAGACGCTCAGGCTAAGGCTCAACTGTTACAACTGGAGTATCAACTCAAGGGACAGATTGAAGGCGCTAAGACACAGGCTACGATGGGTATGAAGCAGCAGGATATGCAGTTTAGAGAAGGCCTTGAAAACAAGAAAGAAAAAGCTAAGGACGAAAGAGTTAAGAAGCAGGCTGTTGAGCAGTCTAAGATGATTTCTCAACGTCAAGGCAAAAGAGGTGAGCTGACCGATGAGGGAGATAACCTCTTAAATATGCTAACTGAATAATAACTATCTTTGCTAAGTATTTGGCTCAGAGAGCATTGAAACTTGCAGAACATTAAAAATTGATATACGATGGCTTACGAAAACGTAAACGCAACCCCTAACTTCCAACGCCAAGTTCTTGGCCAGAAGGGATTCAGAAAACTAAGAGGCGGTACTTCAGGAACTGCTGGAGAATTTTACCGTGCAATCACTGTACTTGCAGACGCTAGCATTACTGTAACCTCAGAGGCAGGTGATGACTTAACTACAGAGACTGTAGCTGCAGGTATCACTATCTACGGATTGTTCAGCAGCATTACTGTTGTTAGTGGTGATGTCCTTGCATATATAGCATAAGCTATGTTAGGTCTAGGTTTATCATTAACCACTGGAGGGGTAATAAGCTCCCCTGCTGCAATACTAGTAGCGGCTTTTAAGTCTCGTGTTATTGCCGACGGCGGTACTGTGGAGTCACCTTCTTGTGCTAAGTCTGACGTTAAGTTCTTGCTTGACAATCCAGAGCCTGTAGATTTCACGGGACTTCTTAACGATTACAGCGGAGCAGCGGCAGCGTATTCTTTGCGCTTGTTAGATAACACCTATTCGGGCAATGCTATCAAGGTGCGTAGGTCATCGGATAATGCGGAGCAAGATATTGCGTTTGTAAACAATGAGTTAGACACGGCAAGTTTAGAAACCTTTGCGGGTAGTGGTGATGCTTTTGTAACTACTTGGTACGACCAAAGTGGGAATGGTGTTAATGCTACGCAAACGACTGCATCGGCTCAACCGAAGATTGTTAGCAACGGAACATCGCTTGGTTTTCTTGAAACAACACAAGGAGGCTCAACGCAATTAGCAACTTCCCAAAATGTTTATTTAAACGGGACAGATTATTCTGTTTTCTTCACCGCTCAAAACTTTGGCGGCGAAGTATTTGGTTCGGCTGGGAGTGGATTTTTTGCCGTTGCTTTAAGTGGAAACACGAGCACAAACACAAACAGTTATTCAAATCCATCATATTATAAAAATGGTTCTGCGATAGGTCTTACTTGGGGTGATATGTATAACGCAACAACATCATTCTCACAAATTAGTGCGTTAGTCACAAGAACTAGTGGTGATACAACCTTTAGAATAGGATTCTCAACTGGTACATTTAATCACGGGAATTATAAAGAGTACATAATCTATCCAAATCAATCCGTAAGCAGAACGGGCGTTGAGGATAATATCATAACACACTACGGATTCTAATATGTACTACACAAGCACAACAAAGGCAGATTTAGAAGCCTACAACACTTCGGTAAATGCTGGAGAGGGTTATAGCGGAACGACTACGCAATGGGCTACAATTGTAGAGCATCCCAACGGGGAAGATTTTGCAATACTAAAGCACGATAGTTACACGGCTGAATTAACGGAAGAAGAAACATTGGGTGCTGAATGGTTCCCATCAGAAGATATTTAAGATATGCCTACAGAAAGTTTTTTTACTCAAGCATCACTAGCCTACCTTGCATCAGCAGGGGCAGGTAAAGACGGTAAGACGTATAGTATGAAGCCCACGGACGGCACGGGCGACTTCACCTTTTCAAGAGGTTCAAACCTATCGGCTACTCGTGTGGGTGCTGA